GAGTTGATTCTCAGACGACCAAGACCTTGATCCAGACCTTCAGCAAAGGGATTAGCGGTGATTCCGTATCTGGTCTTAAATCCAATACGGGGGGTAAAGGAGTCTTGACCAACGGCGCGAACCATTTGAAGAGGAATGTAAGGGCAATAAAATACCCCAGCATCAAAAGGACTTGTGCCCTTATAACCAATAACATAATACTGAGTATCACTGACGTTTGCAGAATAGGGATCAATATAAACCCGATACTTACCGTTAAGAACACCAGCAAAAGTGTTGGCGGTATCATCTACGTTAAGATTAGCATTAAGAGCAGGAGTATAATCAAGTACACCAGCCATTGTGAGCGCAGAGGCCACGTCGGCGGAGCAGAAGATTACATTGCCTTTCCCTCTACGAGTGCGTTGAGAGATAGCATTAGCATCACGATCCAATTGGAACATAAGACCTTTAAACTTCTCCACAGACCAACGGCCATTGGAATCAACATCAAGGTCAAATACACCAGGAGTGGCAACGTTTGCAACGGCGCCTTGCTCAGCAACTTTATAAACAGTTCGGATGACTTCGCGGTTAATCTCGGCAAGAATCTCTGTGGAGAGAATGTTAGCCAATTCAGCTTCAGCACTAAGACCATGAATCGCCTTCATGTCTTGAGCTAGTTCCATAGTGTATTCGGCTTTCAATGCCCGAGATTTTGCTTCAACGAGAACCTTTTCAAATGAGAAACTCATTTCATTGAATTGATCTCCGCTCGCATAACCAAGTGCTTCAGCATCACCTGTTCTCATCCCTTGACCAACTTGATAGGCAGTAGAAGATGCAGTACCAACGGGATTCAGAAGACCAGGATTAGAGCCGGCATTGGTACTATTTGTAGTACCCATACCAACGTTGGCATCAGTAAATCCAGCAGATAAGTTAAATCCGCTATCTTGGCCGGAGAACGTGGTGTCAACTTCATTATAGAAAGTTTCAGCACCAGATTGATTGTTATAACGTGATCTCATTGCGAAAATTAGACCAGTTGGGCCAGTCATAGGCTGAACACCACACAGATCATATGCAATAAGATTAGGCATAGAGCGGCGAATGAGTGAGATCATCACCGGGTCGAAACCTGCCACAGGACCAGATGCAGATGCAGAGCCACTAAAACCACCACCAGATCCTGGGGCATTAGCATAAGTGGAAGGAGCCTCAAATAGCATCCCCCGAGCAAATGCTTGCTCTTCTCGGACATGCTTTTCTTGATTTTCTAGAAGAACAGCGGTTACAGACCTACGATAAGGATCTTTAAATGGCTCAAAGCCATCATAATTCAGAAGAGGCGCCCACTTTTCTTGCAATTGTTCTTTTGATTGTTCTAGCAACATTTGCTTTTACCTTTAATAGTTTTGAATTTGATTAATGTTAAACTCAGTAATTACGGAATAATTCTGCAACCATAAGATGTTGATGCATCAGATCTGAAGTGACTTCAGGTGAGTATTCAAAATCTTCAGTTAGAATTTGAGTTTCCGTTTGCTTACCAACTCTCTTAGTGGGAAAATAAGATTCCCTTAGAGTTGTAAGTTTTTCTTTATAACTTCTTTCACCTTCAAACTCAACACTTTCGGCAAGTGTAGCGAGCTTCTCTTTCTGAGTGATAGCTAAACCATCAGAAACCTCATCAAGAATTCTTTCGGAAACAGACTCAGAAAGTCTTTGGTTTAACCGAATGTTCTTCTCAATTTGCTCGTTGAGTTTTTCTTCCATTTCATCTAATTTTTCTACCATGCCTTCCAGCACGTCATACTTTTCTTCAGGCATTTCTACATAATGTTGTTCACAAAGATTTTTGAGGCCTTCTAAGAAAGACTCAGTAACTTTAACTTTAATTCCGGTTTCAACTTGAATCCGATTCTCTTCTAACCACTCTTCAGCAACATATTCAAGATAAGAATCGACACGCTCTTCAAGATCCGCTTTGATAGACTCAACTTCTTCAAGAAGTGCTTCCTCGTATTGAGCTTCAAGAGCTTCTTTTAATTGAGCGGCCCGAGTTTTTAGAGCAGCCTCAAAAATAGTTTTAGCTTTTTGTTGAAAATCCTCAGAAAGATTTTCGCCATCTAAAAGAGCATTAACATCCTCTTCGACGTTAAACTCTTCAACTTCAGGCTCTTCTAGTTCTTCTTCGGAATCGGCTTCATCTTCTTCATATTCTTCGTCTTCATCTTCGTCAAGTTCATCCTCGCTTTCAACAAGATCTTCATCTTCTTCATCGAGAGATTCTTTGACGGCACCCTTTGCTAAATGTTGCATAGGTTCTGCAGGTTTTGCATTCTTATTAACAACGTCTCTTACTTGAGAAAGACGAGCTGAAGGATCTTTTAATTTAGCTGAATCATCATCATTACGATAATTGTCTGGAGTAGGACCACCTAAATCCTCCCACCCTGCTGTTTGGCCAGGAGGAAGATTATCTTTAAGATGTGGCATAGATTCTCCAGCCACAGCTTTACTGTTTACAACAGTTTTAGATTGAGGATTTTTTGCGTCCATTTCTTGTAGATTTGTACCACGAGGCATTTTATATCTCCTTGAAACCTAATTAGTTTGTTAATCTATGTCTATTTATAAAAGTGAAAAGTTCAATCAAATAGAATTTAAGAAGCTATTAAACAATTCAAGTTTCTTTTCTTCTAATTGATGAGAATCTACTAATTTGTTAATAGTTTTTTTAGTAGATTCTAAGAGCCATTCTCTCTTAGTTACATCGTAATACCATTCTTTACCTTCCATAATTCCATCAACAAAAGCAGATGTACAAGAAGGATCGTGTACAATATCTGCAACGGTGGAGAACATTAAGTCATCACCAACAATATTTACACCCTCATTCGTAGATCTCAATGAACCAACAGCTCTTGAAGAGACTCCAAAAACGATACCTTCTTCATGAAGATTTTTTACAATGTTACCCATAGGAGTATTCACTACTAAGGCCTTACCAATAAAATCATTACCTTCTTTAACTAAAGAAATAATTTTATGTGAAACTCTATCATAGTTTATGGTTGGGCTACAATTTCCAGTCCAATAAGTATAACCATTATCTTCAACCATAAAATTAGAATTCTGAACTTGAATGCAATAAACGTCGTCATCCCAATTCTCTTGTGTCATCTCCAAAGAAGATTTGTCTAGATAAACAGCTTGGCTAGTTGAAAAAATATATTGATCACTTATAATACCTTGAGATTTCTTTACAGATAAACCAGCAATAATCGCAATATGTGAAATGTCATCAATTAATGAATCCCACAGAATATTTTGTTCATTACTAGGGACTGTAAAATGATCAATAAAAATTATTGCGCTATGATAATTAAGACTTCCAATAAAATCTCTAGGAATACGCTTTTCTGGGTCTCTTAAAAATTCACCAAGTCTTGAATCACTGCAAGACCAAATTTCGATTGTATCATAGGAAGTTTTATTCCATTTTAAACCTTCCATGGAATTCAAAATTTCATTTACGTCTTTTTCATTTTTATCTACAATGATGTGTGAAACATTAGATTCATCAACAAGACCTTTAGAAATAAAAATTCCAAGAAATGCTGAGAAGGTATTAAAGTCTATGCTTAAATCTGTTTTTTCGATAGTATATTTATCTGGAGTGGTTTTATTAAGACCAAAAGAGGTTTTTGGGATAAACCATTCAGATAATAAATTGTCTAAATTTAAGTCATCATAAATTTCTTGTGCTGTTACGAACTTATATTCTAAATTATTTTTTGAATTATAAATTAAAAATCTGTGATCTGGAGTAATTTTTGTATCAATTTCTTTGTTTTTTAGATTATACATAATCCCTTTGTGGGGATTTATTACAACTTTATTTACCGGATGAATTTCAATACTTTTTGTTTCGGGATTAAGAGTATAAACCTCTTCTCCCTCAGCACATTCTTTAATATACTTCCAACTATCTTTAACCGATAAGAGTTTGGCTGTGGCACTTAAACATGGGTGATTTAATTCCCCAACAGCTCTATTCTTCTTAACAAAGTTTTCAATATAATAATTAACTGCATTGTTGAGAGTTTGAATTGGATAAACTCTTCCATTTCTATTTTTAGTCTCAGCTTGACAAAAAACTCCTTCAATGTAAAGATTTTTTTTACCACCTTTTACACTTTCTGTCAACATTTTGACATCTTGAGCTTCTTCTGTAATGAGTTTCATTATTTTATCTGATAGTATTAG